ATTTTGTATAATTCATAATGTGAAAATAATTAATTTAGCAGAAAACAAACCGCTTACAGATGTAGGCGGCGCAGTAAAGATATGACAAGCCCCGGCTTTTGAAAAATCAAAGTCGGGGCTGTTTTTTTATTAGCGTCTTTATCAAAAGTTGGGGTAAATTATGGTTTAGATTAAATAATTTTAAAATTTAGGTCAACATTATAACTCGTAATAAATTTTTATTATTTTTCATCGGATTTTTTATTGGATTTTTGCTTTACCTTAGACAAAGGATTTTTCTCGGCGGCATTTTTCATCTGCTCGGAACTTAAGTGGGTGTAAATCTCGGTTGTACCGAGGTTTTCGTGACCGAGCACATCTTTTAGCACTCGTATGTCAACTCCGCCGTACTGATACATCAGTGTTGCCGCAGTGTGCCTTAGCTTATGACAGGAGTAGCCCTGTGCATTCAGACCGATTTTTTCAAGATATTTGTACACCATAGCCTGTATGGTTTTTACGCTCATTCTGCGGTGATTTCGGCTGATAAACAGCGCATATTTGTCCTTAACGCCGTCAACAGGCCGCACCCGCATATAATTTTCGATTGCGGAAACGCAGGCGGAATTAAGGTAAATAATTCGTTCTTTGTTGCCCTTGCCGACAACACGCATAGTGTCATCCTGATGAATGTCCGTGTAATTCAAAGACGCCATTTCAGACACACGCAAGCCGCAATTTAAAAACAGCGTGAGAATACAGTAATCACGCTCCTTATAATCACCGTCGACTGCATTCAGCAATTCAAGACTTTGCTCAAGCGTAAGATACTTTGGTAAAGATTTTTTCTTTTTGGGAACTTCAAGCTGTTCAACAGGATTGCTGTCGAGCACGCATTTTTTCGTTGCGAGATAGTTAAAATAACCCTTAAGGCTCGAACATTTACGGGCACGGGTAACATTTTGATTTTTGCGCTCACGCTGAATATAATTCATAAATTCATATGCGTCGTTCAATGTGACGGTTTTCACAAGTTCAAGGTCAACATCAGAAATCGAAATGTTCTCAAATTCAGAATCATTCGGAACAAGTCCACGCTGTAATTTTATAAATCTGAAAAATGTACGCAAATCTATGTAGTACTCATCAACGGTTTTCTGTGATTTTCCTTTGACCGTCTGCATATAAAACAAGTAATCCTTGATTATCTGCGGCGCTTCATCTATGAAAGAAATACTCATTTAAATGCTTCACCTTCCCTCAATTATACAAAACATTGATTGATTACGATTTTGTACAATTTATATTTCTTAAGTTTATTTTAGCTTATATCTTTTTAAAATTCAAGATTTTTAGGAGTAAATAAATATGCAGCATAGAATTTTATTAGCTTTTAGAAAGAGATTAAAAAACAGGGGATATACTGAAATATCAATTTATCAAAGTAAATCTCATCCTCAAAACTATATTGTAAGGGTTAGAGAACCTCTTTCTAATCAATTTATTACTTGTGAATATCACTTATTAAAATTCAATGAATTAATGCGGTAGTTTACTAACCAATAAGTAAACTTTCAGCGCTTAAAGTTTACTCACCAGTAGGTAAACCTTTTTACAATGTTCTTAAAAGTTCTTTATTTGATAAAATAATTTTCTTGTTTATTTTTTCTTTTATACTGTCTGTTTTTTTATTTTCATTCTTTATATCAATTTCTAATTTTAAAATTATCTTGTTTTCTATGATTTCTTGTGTGTAAGTGTAATTGTAGTTTTTTTCATTTCCTATTTTTAAAATATTTTCGTTCATGATTTTCTCCTTATTTCATTTCTATTTTTCCAAAGTTGTAATTTACATTGTTTTTTATTCTTGAATATGGTTGTTTTGTATCTGTTAGTCCTAGTATGTAGTCTGTGCTTACGCTATAATATTTTGATAACATTATTAAAAAGTCAACTGGTATTGTTCTATTTCCTTTTTCATATAGACTGTATTGTTGTTGAGTTATTCCTAAGTATTCCGCTATTTCTTTTTGCGTTTTGTCCTTATCTTCTCGTAAGTCTTTTATTCTTTTTATAAAAATATTTATCACCTCAATATTATTTTACATACATTTAAATAAATGTGTTGACTTTACATTCATACGGTTGTATAATATAAATACATTCAAATGGATGTAAAGTCTAATCTATGTAAATGTACTCGGTTTATGCGACATAAAAAAGACACAAATAAGAGTAATTCTACCTGTACGCTTTGAAAGGAGTATGTAACACTGATAAGTTTTTAAGTTACTTAATGTCAAGTCTTTCCGAGTGCCCTTATAAAATTTATTCAAAATTTATTCAGGAAAGGAGACAGGAATATGGCAAATGTTAAAAAAATAGTTGGCTACAGAATCGGAGATTTTCGCACCGAAGACGGCAACGACATTCACTTCATCAATCTTTTTTGCATTTCTCCTGCGGACGGTGTTGTTGGGTTACAGTCTGAAAAATTTAAAGTCGATTCTGATGAAGTCCTTGAAGGTATAGAATTCGGTCAATTCGCAGAACTCTATTTCAACGATAAACAAAAAGTTGTTTTAATTCAACCTTTAAGACCTTCCGATGAGGTACTTTCAATGTTTCACGAATTGCCTGTAGAAAATATAATTGAGGAGGACTAAATAATGAGTTTAATTCTCGGCTTTGGCTGCGGAGTTGGTTTTGCTTATCTTCTTAAAGTGCTGAAAAGTAAGAAAAATAAAGATTTCAAATGCGGTGACGAGGATGTTTGTTCAAATTGTAAGTTTCATTCTGTTGTTATTGATTCAATATCAGAGGTAAAAACAAATGTCAACGATTGATGAACTCGGCAACGGTCTTTTTTTACAAGGTTTTCAAGTTTTAATCGGTTTAGTAGGCTTAATTATTGGAATATTAGCCGCTAAGGCTTTTAGTTTTTGGAAGTGGTAACAAAATGAATTTTATTCCCTCTTTAATGGAACTTTTTCATTATGGTTTTGGAATTGGTTTCGCACTTTATACTTGTTTATCACTGTTATCTTTCGGTATTCGCAAGGCTATTAGTCTTTTGAATATAAAATCTTAATGGAAGGAGGATAAACGAATGTCAAAAATCAAGTCTTTTTTTAAGAAGTACGGTAAAAAGTTTTCTATAGTTGTAGCTTCTGCATTTATGGTGGTTGTTGGCTGCGTTTCCAGTTTTGCAGCAGAAACCGGTGCTGCTGCGGGTTCATCTGATTTACAAAGCAGTTTTTCAACAGCTATATCGAGTATTCAGAGCGATGTTCTCGGTTATATCGCTCTCGCTCTTCCAATCGGTTTAGCAATTTTCGGTGCAATTATTGCAATCAAGAAAGGAATTTCATTTGTTCGTGGTCTGATTGGTCGTTAATTGTTTTTACCTCTTTGCGTTAGGGGCAGGGTTTATAATGCCCTGTCCCTATTGTTTTGTAATTTTTAGCTTTTAGATTGTGAGGCACGCCGTAGGCAGCTTTGCAAGTCTGATGTATTTTTTCTCTGAAAAAAATTTTAAAAAAAAGTTTAGTCTTTACTCGGAAAAAGCAAATGATAAAATGTTTAAGCCGAGTGACTTGAAATTATTTTTAGCTTTTGAGTTGCTCGGCAACGCTGCTAAATCATTTGCTTTTGGAGAGTCAAGACCTCCGCAGGAGCTTTTTTTAAAAAATTTTTTCAGACATAGCAGCCTATTAAACTTTTAAAGGTGTGATTTTATGGCAATTTCACTTTACAGTGGTACTCCGGGCTCATATAAAAGTTATCACGCTACTGCTGACATAGTGCATTGGCTTGGTTCCGGTCGAAATGTTATTTCCAATTATCCGGTTAATTCAAAAAAATACTATAAAAATCGTAAAAATTTAGGTAAGTTTATTTTTCTCCGTAATAGTGATTTTACTGTTGATTTCCTTTTGAATTTTGCAAAAGAAAATCATAAACCCGACAAACTTAAAGCACAAACTCTCATTGTTATTGATGAAGCAAGTATAATGTTTAATGCTCGTCAGTTTGACCGTAAGGACAGAATGGAATGGGTAAATTTTTTTGCGAATCATAGACATTTTAATTTTGATGTAATTTTAATTGCTCAAAATGACAGAATGCTTGACAGGCAAATTAGAGGATTGCTTGAATATGACATTAAACACCGAGCGCTGCGTAATTGGAATTTAGCAATGGCTCTTGTTTCTATAGCTTGTAGAGGTCTTTTCCATTGTGTTGAGTATTGGTATCCTTGTAAAATAAAAACTTCAACGCAGCTTAAGAGATTTAATAAAAAAATTGCTGATTGTTACGATACAATGGCATTGTTTAATTTTACTGATGATAAGAAATCAGATGTACAAAACAAAACTAATAAAACTAATTTGAAATCAAGCTTTTTTGATAAATCGAATATTAAGCTTGATAAATCGAAGATTAAGGAGGCTTTTAACAATGAACAGAGTGTTGAAGTATCTGAAAAAACATAAAATCTGCAAGAGGTTGTTGTCATTGTTATTGTGCCTCTTAACTGTTGTGTGTTTTGGTGGTGTGCTTGCACCGGCACAGGCTCACGCTGTAACAGGTGTTGAAGAAATTATTATGTTTGTTATAGGTATAATGGTTGCTTGTGGTGTAACTTTTACATCTGCCGAGGCAGCTCAAAGCACGGCACGACGGTATTATAATTCTGTTGATTCTGATACGAAAAGCATAATAGATAAAGCTAAAGAACAGTACGACGCAAAAAAAGAGTATTATACAGTAACAACAAACGGCTTAATTATGTGCTTAGCAAGTGAATGGCAAAAGATTTTTGATTCAATAGCAGCGTTTATTTATACTCCGAGTGTTGAAGTAACATCGAGTTTTATTGATTTTAACATTGCTCAATCGACTTTCAAAAACTATGATAGTTTTGTATCACTTTTGCAGAATGAAGGATCTTTAAAATTTAATTTTTCTTTTAATACTAAAGCATATTCAAGTTTTGTTGTTGGCAGCACTATGGTTGAAATAATTGGTACTGATGTTATGGGTGATGTTCCATCGGAAGTTTCAGATGCTTTTTCTAATTGGTATTGTATTCTTAAACTTACTTTTTTGGGAACTGGTTATACTTTTTATAAATCATTTTATACTTCTTCTTATCGTGTTGATGGCATTAATTATTATGACTATGATATGTATTTTAAACTTGTTGATGATGTTATTAATATAGCTATTACTAATTCTAATTCTCCTACTTCTTTTGTTTCAAATGATAAACCGCTTGTTCAGCCGTTTTATTACACATCACAATATTCTACTGGGTCTGGCGGTTTTTTGTATTATGGAAATAATTTAGTAACTGCGACTGGTTCATCAAGTATTTACAGTCTTAATATTGATTCTATAGGTTCTATGGTCTGCGATGACGGAACTATTTATGGAACTGATTATCTTATTAACTGTGATTCAGATTTAAAAACTAATGATAATAATATCACGAAAGCATTTACTTGCGATCCGTCAATTTCAATTGGAAATGAATATATTGGAACAGACACTACATGGACTGACAGTATAGCGGATGCCGGAAGTGGTTCTATTGCTTTTCCTCTTGATGTTGATGATTTAATTGACTTGTCACCAAGTGATGTACGAGATAAGACATTAACGGATACGGGTGATATTGCAACTGACAAGGATAAAACAGATACAAAAGATGATACAAAAGATAATCCTAATACAAAGCCTAAAAAGCCGTCAATTCCTTCTATGTCTTTACCAGAAATATTATTTAAAGAAAAATTCCCATTCTGTTTACCCTGGGACATTTATAATTTATTTTCTGGCTTACAAGCTGAAGCCGAAGCACCTCGCTTTGTAATGCCGTTTAAATTTGAGCGACTTGGAATTGATGAGGAAATAGTAATTGATTTTTCAGATTATGAAGAACAAATAAAAATTATACGATTTTTCACCGGAGCAATGTTCGTTCTTGCTCTTGTTATGATTTCAAGAAAAATTATAGGAGCACAGTAATATGAATATTTTTGGAGAGATTTGGAATTGGCTTTGTGATACTTTATACGAAATGCTTAAAAGTATTATCGACCTTTTACCGGACAGTCCTTTTAAGCTGCTTGATAATACTCCAATACAGCCATATCTAAAATATATAAATTGGGTTATTCCGTTAGATTTTATTGTGGACACGCTTTCATTGTGGCTTATAGCAGTTGCTGGCTATTATACTTATAGCGTTATATTAAGAGCCTTGAAAACGGTTGATTAAATATTGGCTATGGGGTGGCGGTTTTTTCCGCCGGGGCCCTATAGCCAAAAAAATCAAAAGTTTTTTCCGGAGAGTAAAACTCCGTTAGGGGGGCACGCTAATAGCCCCCCTCTACATACAATTATATTATCAAAGAGAGGTATTTTTATGATGTTTAATGTTTATGAGGTTTACACTTGGGATGATGTTTCTTACACAAAATTAGCTTCATTTGAGAAGAAAGAGGATGCTGAAAAAGAAGCTGCAAGATTAAATGCAGAAAGACGCTCACACAATTACGAACCTGATCCGATTTGTTATTGCGTGAAGTCTGATTTGCAATATGATTTGCTGATGGAGAATTACTGAACTGATAGGGAAAAGGGGTTTTTTTATGGATACAAAAGAAAAAATTATAATTGACTGGTTTTCTGCTACAATTCCTTGTAAATCTTCTGAAACTACAGTGACCGGTATTGTCGAATTGCTCGGATTGTCTGATGTTCCGTGGGAGCGTTCTTATGGTTTCTATGGTTGGCAGTACAGAGAGACATTCTCTAATATTTCTATACATTTTGGCGGAGTTCAGCACGAAGGATTGATAATGCTTGAAATGTCCGGTCAAGGCTGTAGAACATTTGAAACCCTTGGCAATGGCGATTTTCTTTCACTTTTTAAATTTGTTTTTTCTGTTCCGGGTGCAAAAGTAACTCGTATTGATGTTGCTTTTGATGATTTTTCCGGTTATCTCAATCTTGATGAAATAGTCAAAGATACTTTAAATCATAATTTTATCGCTAAAACTCGCAAATGGGGTGTTAATCTCTCTGACTCTGGTACTTGTGTAACTCACGGACAGCGTTCCGGCTCTGTTTTTATTCGTATTTATGATAAAGCAGCTGAACGCAATAAGCAAGATGAGGTCTCGCATTGGGTAAGATGTGAATTGCAGATTAGACAAGATAGATCTGCTGAATTTGTAAGATTGTTAGTTGAAGAAAATGAAGTTATTGACGATTTATATTTTGCTGTTCTAAATCATTATTTGAGATATGTAAAAATTTCTGAAAGTGATTCTAATAAATGGCGTTCTGAAATTGCTGACCATTGGGAAAATTTTTATAATTATAAGAGTGTTCAAGAAAGGTCTATATATAAAAAGCCGGGTATGGAATATAACGCTGCTAAACTTCGTTCGGTTTATGGTGAGCGTTTTGCAGGTGGAATTTATACATATATTAATTTGTTCGGAGTTAATACACTTCTTGAAGATGTTGAAGCCGCAAAAAGTAAATTAAATCCAAAATATAAATTACTACTGCAGGAAGACGCAGCGTATAAAAAAGGCGTTGAAAAATACGGTTTTTATGAACACCCCTCTGTTGTCGGTTTGGATCAATTAGTCGATTGCGAGGTTTTATAAATGACAGAGCAAGAATACAAAATCATTGCAATGTGGGAATACATATTTTATGAGCAACAGCGTGCAGAAAATGATTACTTGCAGTACAAAGATTTCTTTCGTATATATGAATATGATACAATAGATTTACTTGAATTTATATTAGCAAAAAACCGTCTTGATGTGACTAATAAGATAATGGATGATTTATCAAAAATTCTTTCTAATCACGACAAAAGCGGTTTGAAGTAGTTATTGTGCTGAAATCTATTAACGCAGCGTTAAAGTTTCTTTGTGCAGTCTGTCCCGAATTATACAAAAT